TTGCCTTTAGATCTTTATCTTCTACAAACTTATCAAGAACTTTTCCTGCCACGCCTACTACTGATTCTACAATACCTAACATTATTCTTTCTCCTTTGGCTGTAATTCTATAGCTCTTAGATCATCACCACTGAAAGTCATTTTAAATCCTTTCTCAACAACCTTATTGTTTCCATCATACATGTCAAAGAAGACATACAAAGATAAATGTTTGAAGTGCATTAACCGTGCCGCCATAAGTTCTAACCAATCATAATAATGGAAGATTGATATGTGTGCGTTCTCTCCTGTAGATAAAGTCTTTAATGCTTTCAGACAAGCTACATTTATAAATACCATTTTATTAGCATAAGATAATATCTCATCTATAATCCACATCAAATCTGTTTCAGGTAAATGTTCCAGAACATCAGTACAAATAACCGCATCGAACTTTCCAGAGGGAAGCTTCTGATGTTCTGGATAACCCGGATCAAATAAATAATAGTCTTCTAGTTGCCACAGTTCTGGCAGTGGTCTATCTATTTCATCTGTTACTGTATGAAATTTATTTGTATAAAGAAAGCCTTTGCCACATCCATAATCAAGAAGAGTTTTAGATTCTCTATTCTCCAGAAAACTTTTTATAATGTCTACAAATTTAACTAAGCTACGACCATTAAACATATCCTTTGATTGGAAATGTAAACGTCTGTACTCTTCTAATAGTTCTTTATATTTATCAGAAGGATTCTTTCTATGAAGAGTATTATCTATCTTAATTTCTTTTCGTTGAAGTTCATTTGTTGTAGTATTCATTAAACTCTGGCTCCTTAACTTTCTTCTTATTTATTTCCCACAGATCAGCAACCATTGTATCCTTTCCATGAAAGGAAAGAACGCCTTGAAGAGCTTCATCTGCAAATACTTTTTCACAATCCTGTGCCATTGCCAGAAGTTCTCCTGTAGTCCAGTAGGCTTTATCTTTAACATTAACCTGGATATATTTAGGTTTAGGAGTCTCCCCTCCTTCTATATCTCCAGTTGTTTCAGTCTGCTCTTCCTTGGTAGGCTCCTCTCTGCAACAATCAAAACCAAAGAGATGGATATCTCTAAAACCCATCGTATGCATGACACCTATGGACCTCATGGCTGCACAAGTACCACCAGTAATCAACGTAGAGCCTTGAGGAATGCCTAGCTCCTCTGATATCTTTACCTGTTGGTTTATAATCTGTTTACCCTGATCATCGTCATTGCGAAGAGAATCTGTAAAGGCGTGCCATCCCCATATCTTTGCTTCGTTAGCAATAAGAAAATTAGTAACTGAAGGATCGGTCATGGATGCTACAAAAAATCTAGTATCAGGATCTATTGTTTTAAATAAATCTTTTCTTACAATATTATGAGTGGAAACTCCTGTAATTGGGCGAGGGTCTAAGACTACACAGCCCCAAGGTTTAATATTATTTTCTAATAAGATTGGATAAGCATGTTTAACAGCTACTACTTTTACGTTGGAAGTTTTTTTAATGAAATCCTTTAACTCTTTATAGTCTAGGTAAGGACCAGCAGAAATAATAACTCCAGTATCTTTATGGGCTGGATGTCTCTGTATCCATCTCTTGGGATCTATCAAAGTAAGATTTGATTTAATATTATTTTGGATGTAGTCTTTTGAAACACTATCTCTGGGATGAACAATTATAGGTACTCGTTTTAATTCATCTGGAATATCATCTAAATCTGAATTATGAAGAAAAATTACAAGGTGAGTATTACCACCACCAGCAACTCTATCACCGGAAGGTAAAACATATTTTCTAGTTGTAGCTTTCTCATCAAAGTTAGTCCAGCCATCCTCTGTTGTTTCCTGGGCATCTACCTTTCTTGTTTTTACTTTATCAAAGACATGCTTAACTCCTTGATATCGTTCAGGGGGAATGCCTTCTTCCTCTTCCTCTTTCGTAAAGAAGTGATCAGCAACAACAACATCTACATGCTTTAGAATATTATATTCACACTCAACAGTTTCTTTACTGTTACCACTTCCTATTAAAGCAAAATCAACTTCACTTATTACTTCTGTCTTTAAAATCTTTTCTAGGGTTTCCCTAACATTACCTTTGGTAAGTTCAAATGTAAATGTTTTATTGTCTTTATCCTTTACATGTTCTGTAAACTCTTCAAGTCTTTTCTTAACAGCTTCCAAGGTATTGTGAGGCTTAACATTAAACTCTTCATGATCTGTTTCTACAGATGCATCTTCAAAGAGATCGTAGCCCATGTAATGGATTGAATCACTATGTTCAAAGGATGCCAATGCCATTTCAATAGCACGGCCACCGTTCCAAGTTCCAGTTTCTAGAATAGTTTTAGGTTTATAGAAACGAACGATATCTGCAAGTTGCCTGTATCTATTGGGAAGGATATCTGGAGATGTCTCTGTATCTGAAAGCTGAATGATCCTGTTTCCAGAGCTATCCCTAACTCCTAAATTCTTACGGTCATTTAAATCTACTATGAGATTGGTTATAGGAGAACTCTCTTCTGTAATTGTATGTGTGACCATACCATGTGCTTCATAGATGGTCTGTAGTCTATTAAAAATAAATACATCATGCCATTCTCTATAATTTAAAAACTCTCCTGAAATAAAAGCTCCCCTTAAATCTCCTAGCAAATCAACAGGCGTTTGTCGATCAAGATTGAAAGCCTGAAAATAATATTTATCTTCTAAGATTAATAGATCTATGGCATTAGATTCAGGGAATAGAGAGGCTAACTCTTTTTCAGATATGGGTTTACGATTAATAATGTAAGGATCAAGCCATACCAACCATCCCCCTGTATAATTAAAAGCACACTCTGATATAGCTATAACTTTTGGAATAAATTTTAATGGATTTAAAATGTCATTGTAGACGATAGTTCCATCTTCGGTTCCATCATGTTTAGAAAAGTTTTCCAGGAACTCTTTATATTCTAATATCTCTAAAAGATTATGGTAATAAATATTAGAAGCTTTAGGTAAGGAATAATTTTTTAAATCAACATCGTAATAATAACAATGTATATCTATACTAGATTCCCAATTATTTTTAAATTCATTTAATAAATTTATTGTCCCTTGCTGTAACAAGGTTTCATTAAAGGCAGTAACTACTTTATATGACATCTACTTTATCCCGTAATAGTAAGAAAGAATAATCCTGATTCCATTCAGAAGCATATAATCCATCAGCGGCACGGTTACTTCCCCATCCCCTAAACCAGGGACCGCCTGTAGTGAAGTGAACATTCTTTGGTTTTATCTCTTCATCAGAGTGACCATCCAGCCAGTTCCATTCCTCATGAATAGTACCCAAGGCACTGTCCTTATCAGGAAGCCATTGAAACTGATGAAGATAAGATCCAGTCTGGGTATTAACTTCTTTAGGTGTGAGCTTTCTATTTAATTCATGACCACAATTCCAGAGCATAAAGCTTGACCAGTTTTTTCTAGGATACTTAGATTGTTGCTTGCCATCCATTTTATAAGCATCGGTAGGATTGTAATCATGCTTAACACAATAGACTGGGTAAAAATCACTGTCATATTCTTCAAAGAGTTCATTGATATCTGTTCTCAAATACATATCACAGTCCATGTATAAGGCCCAGCCCTCATACATCATAAGTGCTGGTACCAGGAACCTACTAAAACTAAATTCTGTGGAGAATGGCCTCATGTCTATCGAATCAATATCCTGTTCATTTACAGTAGTATGTTTTCTATAATACAATCCCATTCTTTCTAGGATATCTTTCCTTAAGAGCTTAACATTAATTGGTTTGGGAGAGTTCTCCCTTATTAAAAATTCTAGAACAGTGGCCGCTGTCTTTTCTCTAGGATCATAGCCTATAAAAACAGTATTTATTTTTTCAGTTCTTTTCATAATTTATTTTATCCTTATATATATATATATATTATAATACAAAAAATACATATTGTCAAGTCTAGATTCCACAAACTCCACCTGCCCCACTAATTTCACAGATGTCATGAGGTTGTATATTATCTTCAAACTCCTCACCTAGTTTATCTATTGCTTCTGCATAAGGAACTACGGTAAGGGGTTGTCCTCCTCTACAGCCATCAGGATAGCAGGTAAAGCCTCTTAATCTATGAGAATATTTAGCCAGTGTCTGTGCAAAAGGTTCAACAAGGTCTTCATTATTATGTTCTGTTCCCCATTCAGGAAGGTTAATGGTACTGGATATTGACATGTCTACATACTCTTGCACGTTAGCCTGGAAGCTTAACCTTCTTTCATAATTAGAGGTTAGATCAAGAGCAGATTCAATTTTATTAGGATCTACACTATAAATCTCAATCATTTCTTGAGCAGCACTATCCACCACATACTGGTAGTGCCATCGTTTATTCTTGAGGTATCGCCTCTTGTAAGCTACAGCAAAGATAGGCTCTACTCCGGTGGAAGTTCCTGCAAGAATACCTATAGTGCCAGTAGGAGCAACCGCTCGTACTGCTATTGGTCTTGATAAGGATAACTCATCAGCAAAATGTCTAGCAGTCTTATTTGATTCTGCTTCATATACCTTTAACCATCTATGTAATTCAGGAGTGGTTTGATATTTATGTCCACGTTGAATAAGCCATTCATGTAAACCCATTAAACCAAGACCTAAACGTCTATTAGATTCTCGTACTTGATAAATTTTACGGTAAGGAAGTTCGGCCCTGGTTGTACCACACAAAAGAAACTTTGTTGCTAGTTGCACAACTTCTTGTAACTGATTTAGATCATCAATCCTAGCAAAATTAAGACTACCAAGATTACAAACATCACTATCATCCTCACTTGTAACTTCGGTACAGGCATTACGAAGGGTTTCGTTTTCTTTTTCAAAGAAGTTGAATGAGAATCCTGGTTCTCCTGTTCTAAGAGCCTGACTAATATTATTCCTAAAGACATCTCCTATCTCTCCTGTCTCCCAATAATTTAATAACCATTTAGTGTCATAATTTACAGATATATTTGTCATGTCAAGAGGGGCAGCAAAATTAAAGTCTTCTAATTTAATATCAAATAATGTTTTGCCAGTGCTACCTACCGGCATGTCAGACCAATTCTTGGCTGTAAGAAATTTATCTATGTCATCGTGTTTCCAATTTAGGGATGCATAAATAGCTGACCTTCTACTACCACCTTGTATAACTTTTTGACCAATAGAATTAATCATTTCCATTTTAGGAATGGGTCCAGAGGAAACACCTCCTGTACTTTTTAAAGGCTGACCTTCTGATCTATATATAGAATAGTCTACACCAATACCCCCTCCTGTCATTAAACAAGATTCTGATTTCCAAGAGAGGTTGGCCCAGTCTTCTCTAGTATCTTCTTCGGCCTTTAATAAATAACAATTGTTAAAGAATTTCTTTTCTCTACCAGCATAATAAAGATACCTACCTCCAGGGAGAAAACGTAAATTAGATATGTGATCTATTAATTCTTCTTTCTCATCCTTGGTTAAATTATCTTGGCATACATCCTCAACCAAGGTACAAGCCAACTCATGTAGTGTTTCTGCACCCTCATGAGAATATTTATTATAAAATATATCCTCACTAAACTTGGATCTAAATTGTGGATTCCTATTTGATTTAAACATACCTTCCCCTTTCACTCAAAGTCATGGATTAATTGAGAGTTGTCTTTGTCTTTAAATGCTTTGATAGTTTCACGTTCGTATTCTAACTGAAGAATTAATTCTGCATAGTGTATAACTTTTTCAATATCCTTTTTACCTTCCCCCTTCATTCTATGTCTGGTAATATATTTAATAATATTACCTTCAAAATAATTTAAATCGTTTGCATGGATATATTCTACTGGTTGAATGCCACAACTTTTATAGTGTGTTCCTCCCACTTGTTTATTAAGTGGATCAGTAGATGAGTGAGCTAATGATTGTTCTGTTTGCATCTTCAGATTCTCCTGAGTTAATAACCTTTAAAGCAAATTTTCTAATTGTTGTTGACTCAAAGCCAGCATACTCGCAGATAGCATCAAAGTCTTGACACGAACAAAAGAACCAAGAGTGTGCTTCGTTTCTTATTTTTACAGACTCATTAGATTCATACTTTTCTTCAGGCTTTGAAGCATCTAATAAAGCTTGTATTATAACAGCTACATATAAACTTCTGTGTGGATTTTTATCTGTGAAATCATAGATAGAACGGGCTGATACTTTAATGTTCATCATAGCATTGAACAGGTCTAAAAAATTTACCACCCACATAATTGTTATAGAAGGCAGGTTCGTTTGTTTCCTCCAGAGTAGCAGTTAATACGTTGTATTTTATTTGGTAGTAACATTCGTAATATCGTAGACTTCTTTTATTTTTAAACTCTGCTAAGACTTGAAAACAAAACTTATTATTTCCAAGCTTCTTTATATCCTCACACAAATGTTTACTAGATCCTATATAGGATTTCCAATTCGATTCAGTTTTCTTAGTCTTCCCTTTATATTTTTTATAGTTATAATATTGCTTACAACCTACATAAGCTTTACCAGTTTTCAAATTTGTTATGAGGTAGACAAACCCAAATTGAGACAGGTCTGGTTTATGGTATCTAGCAAACCATCCCTTCTTGTGATATTGCCAACGTGTTACCATTCTAAAACCTCTGCAACATCCGGCTCACTAGCTACATTAGTTAAGAATCTTTTTCCTCTGGCATACTCAAAGACTCGCAATCCCTTTCCATTGTTTGTATCTTCCCAACAACCTTTCTTATGAGAACAGTACACACACCCAACAGAAAGCTTAAGGTTGCCAGACTTGCCGTCAGGCACAGGATCATAACAACGGTCAGGCACTGTATCCCTTTGTACCATATCTTTAAGATACTTGACCCTATCTCTGGCATTTATCATCTCCATTGAATGGACTTTTGATAAACAAATTTCACCTGTAGATTTATCTATGACTAGAAAAGCTGCTTCATCTAAACCATTGGCATCAGCATAGGCTGATATTTGAGCAATGTATCCAAAGGGATCATCATAAGCTAATGAATTATTCTTAAATTTCTGAAAGCCAGGACCGGATGCACTCTTACAATCTACTAGAATTCCATCTATCAGTGAATCCTGATGACCCTTAACTCCCTCTAACACCACCTCCTTCTGTTGTTCTGTAACCTTATGGCCGGAAATGGAAGAACACAAAAGAAGAAGTTCCTCAAGAATATATCCATATAAAAATTTAATTCTAGTGCTAGGTTCTATAGGAGTGTTAGTCTTTTTATTATTAATATCATACCACAGTTGTCTATCAGGTTTACCTATAGCTGACAACCGCAAGTTACCCATCGTCCTGGGTTTCTCATACATAAATTCTTTGATATGTACCTTGATCATATCTCCAAATATACCAATATGTTTATCTACTTCTTTCTCATCCATACTAATAGGATCAAGAGAGAATAGATTATAAATATCTTCTACTAATGTGTCTATGTTTTTCATGATAAAAAAAGAGAGGGTGGTATTTTCTCACCACCCCCTCAAGTCTCCTTACAGTTTATTAAGCAAAGGGAACTTCATCAGTTGAATCATTAACATAACCATTTTCAACTACGTCAAAGTCATCGCCACTGTACTCTACTAGGTCTACTACTTGGACACCAAGAAGGTATCCTTTTACACCACCGCCATATTCTTTATACGCTCTAGGGAAATAAGAAGCATTTACCTTAGAGCCGTTGCCGATCCTCTTTTCAGTAGGGAAGGGATTTCGAAGAGAATCTTTTACAGGCATACCACGGGGTATTCCATCACGGGTACGGGCATACTGCTTGAGGCAAACAAAATCACCTCTATCATCGCTCTTATTCTTAATAGAAAGACCATCGCCTTCAGCAATCTTTTTATTCGTTGCATCAAGATTACAGATTTCAATGCTCCATTCTCCATCAGGATCAAACCTTGTATTGGGAGTAAGAACGTGCGCCCAGAAGGCGGTACCAGAAATAATACGGTTACTCATAACTTTCTCCTTGTGATAATAACATAGGGTTAATAACAATAAAATAGTGATCATCTAGTTTCGTAGCTTTTCTCCTTTCATCATAGGTGTAAGTATAGCATATAGAATTTCGTATGTCAAGAGCTTTTTTAATGTGTCTCGCTCCAAGTTAAACCTGCCTTGTAGGTACAATCAAGAGGACACTTCATGTCCAAGGATTCTTCAGCTTCTTTCATAGCTTCCTTGGTAATTAGACCAAAGCGATTAACATCTTTCTTGGCTACCTCAAACTGATACTCATCATGGACAGAGGCTACTAGCCTAGCATCTAATCCAGTCCTTCTAATACGTTTATCCATATGAACCAGCCATTCCTTGCAAACAATTGCTCCTGCTCCTTGCAAGAGAGTGTTGACACTTGAATAAACCTTTCTTATATGGAGATACCTTCCATCCAATCCTATTATAGTTCCTTCCTGGGCAGCTTCCTGAATATCTTTTCTTAACTGTTTTAACTTTGGAAGATTAGCTAAGAAATTATTGATAAGGATATTACCTTTCTTAGGACCGGCACCTACTACCTTTCCTATCTTGGCTGCACCAGCACCATAAAGAAAGGCATAGATAAAGGTCTTTGCTTGATCTCTTGTCTGTAATCCTGCCGCCTTCTGATTAGCTGTATGTATATCTCCATTCAATATCTCATAGGTATAATCTTTATCATCCAGATAATGAGCAAGACATCTTAATTCTAGAGAGCTTGCATCAGTACCTACCAGGACATGGGTATTAGGATTTGATATCGTCCATAGATTTCTACATTCTTTTCCATAAGGAGAATAGATAGCAGGAACCTGTGCCATGTTAGGAGAGTAGTGAGCCATCCTACCTGTGACAGTCTTAAGAGTTAAGACCTTACCTCTTACCCTTCCATCTTCATCACATTCCTTTATCCAGGATTTTAATAGTCCTGTTCGTTTTTGTAGAAGGAAGTAACGGCTAAACATCTTAGCCTCTTCCATTGGAATCTTATCAAGAACTTCTTCATTGATAATGACATTATCTTTCTCTGTTCTCTTTGTTGGTTTCCATCCTTTCTCCATAAGTCTTTCAGCAATCTGCTTACGGCTGGCAATATTAAACGGTTGTTCTTTTGTCTTGGTTTTAAGTTTTATTATTTTGGGTGGAAAAATATCCAGTGCTTGTTTCTCTAAATTAAATTGCTCATCTTCCAAACGTGCCAGTAAGATCATTGCTTCTGGCAGCTTGAAGGCAAAGCCATTCTTCTCCTGGTGATCTACTATAACCCTGATATTTCTTTCAAGCTCATATGATCTGTCTGAAAAAGCTTTCCCTTCCAGAGATAATGTCCAGGCAAGTTTCTGTGTTATCTCTGTATCCTGCTTACAGTAAGTCAACATTTCTGTACTGTAATGTTCAAAGCTATCACAGTCTCCTTTAGGGAGTTCTAGTCTTTCTCCCCATGCTTTTAAAGAATGACCACCCTCTCTGATGGGATTAAATAACTGTGACTCTATAAGAGTATCCCTTATTTGAGTAGCCTTGATGGTTGCTCCTGTTAATTTATTTAAAATTGGAGCATCAAAACTTATTCCATTGTGCATAATAAATTTATTTATTTTCTTAGACCATTCTCCAAAACCTCTACACTGATCTTCAATCCATACCTTCTCCTTTCCAGAACTTTCTTCTCTGGCTACGATACAATGTATTTTTGTAGCATCTAATCTATCTGTTTCTATATCAACTATCGCCGTTGTCATAAGTCATATCCACTTGGTAAATTGAATCAGTAAGAATATGAAAGAACTTTTCTCCTTTAGCTATATTTTTATTATATGCTTCTTTAACTTCAGATTCAAGAAGTATATCTGCTGGAACGTGCCATGCCTTCTTAAAATCACCACGGAAAACAACAAAGGTCAGGTCATCTTCACTGTAATCCTTCTGCCATTTATCTAGTAGTCTTTTCTTTCTATAAGGAATCCGTAACTCTTTCCAGTGAGGAGGCCATTCACCTTCCCATCCCCACTTAACTTCTACTTCATAAAAGTGATTGCCAGAGTTGGTATCCAGATGTCCTCTTATATCAAAGCCAAAGTTCTCTTCTGATTCAATAATAAGATCTGGAATGTTTTTGTTTAACCATCCTATCATATGTTTCTTT